GACTGGCGTCGTAGGCGCAGCGCCATGCGGAAGATTGAAGCCCGCTGACGACGTGCCAGAAGCAACCGTGGTCAACAGGCCCGTCATCGTCCCGCCAGCAAGCGGCAGGTACACACCCGTCGCCGCTGAGAACGGGCCGACAGTCGTGCCGTTGATGTACGCAAACAGCCCGGACGTGGTGGTCCACATGTCGCCGTTGACGGGCGACGACGGGGCCGTACCGTGCGGGAGACGGAACCCTGCGTACCCAGTCGCAGGCGTTGTAGTGACGAGGGTCGGGCCGGTGTTGCTGTAAGGCGCCGCAGTCGCGGACGGAGCCGCCGTGGCGGACACCACAGCAGGGCCGCCTTGCAACAAGCGAATCGACTCGGCAATCTCCTTCAGGCTGTCTCGGATGGCCGTATACACAGCGGGATTATCCGGCGTGCCCCCGTTGGGCACGCGGTTCCACAACACCGGACTACGAGCCATCGGTCTTGCCGTCCACCTCGAACCTGTACACTACCGTATCATTGCCTGCCGCCGATGGCGACTTGAATTGCACGGAAAGTCGGCGACCGTCGGGACGAGTTCCAGAGGCGCTGGGCAGCCATTGCCGCGCCTGCGTACGCGAAGCAGAACTACTCGGATTGAAGAAGAATGTTCCGCCGCCCGGCGCCTCGGTGCCGTCCGCAAAGATAGACAACTGCGGCTGTCCCTCGTAGTCGAGGCGGAAGCGTGTCATCACGTGCTGCTGTCCGGGCAGAGGAGACGTTTCTTCGCGCCCGCGCCACTGCATCGCTAGGTACGTGGAGCCGGTACCCCACGGCTTGACTGACCACGAAGAGCCCGAGCCCTCCGTCACATACATCGTCGTCACGGTAGCGGGATCAAACGCGCCGCGCGGCGAGAATTGAATGCCCGTGCTCTCTGGCAGCGCAACCGTACCTGCCGACACGCCGCCGTAAATCACGACAGAGCCGTCGGACAGCTTGGTCATCGTGTGTCCGCGAAGTTCGTTCAGGCCAAGAATGTTGTTGACTTGCTTAGTGAACGTCTCACTACTGGCAGCAAACACCCACATCGACGAGTACGTCGTGTTGATTTCGGGCGGGCCTGCCCGCATGCATTGACCGCCGTACAGGATAACGTAGGTCGAACTGCCGACGGTAAGCACGGTGGCCGTACTGGAGTCGCGCGCCGTAATCGTGGCGTCCGATGCTTTGGCTCCAGTAGTGGAGGCCATCGTGGCATTCAACACAAACTTATCCCAAGCCGTGCCGGGTTCCGTGTATGTTTGATCCACCGCGTCCCGTCCGCCAAACACATAAACCGTACTGCCGTTAACAGCTACTGCGCCGTAAGCAAGAGTGTTCACGGTACCTGTCGTAAATACTTTTTGTTCCCATACGCGTGTAGACAAATTAACGCGAAACAGTGTGTTGATGGTCGGAATTGCTGGCAGGCTATTAAATCCACCATAAATATACATGTAACTGCTGCCGCCAAGCGAGGCGTACCACGCCGCCGCGCCAGACAGCCCGGATGATGGAGGAACACCGCTCACCGCAGTAACGGTAGACCATGTGTCCGTACTCACCGTGTACTTGTATAGGGCTGCTGTACCGCTTCCAGCGTCGGATGTGCCGTCGGCTCCACGCCACACCCAGATGTCGGTGCCGTCTGTAATCGGCGTGATTGAGTGCATGGCCACCGGCATCGACGCTTTGGCCGACCATGTGCGCGTAGCGGTGTCGTACACCTGCATGTACTTGACGACATTCAGGCCGGTAGAGCCGCCTACGCCAGCGCCCGCACCCGTGTCGAGTGGCGCCGGGGTGTAGGTCAACCCGCCCATGACGAACAGCTTGGTGCCTACAAGCACCGCTCCGTGCTGATACAAGCCCAGCGGCTGAATGATACCGACTGCGGTGGCCGCGCGAGTGGGCGAGCCGCCGCTAAACGTAATGGCGGGATTGGTGCTGAAACCAAATCCGGTCTGCGTTACACGAGCGCCAGTAAGGGTGACGCGTGCCGTAGCCGTTGCCGATGTGCCCGAGATAGGTGCAGCCACGGTAATCGTAGGAACAGCGGTGTACCCACTGCCGGGTTCTGTCACCTCAATAGCTACGACAGCGCCGTTGACGATAAACGCGATTGCCTTTGCCTGCACACCGCCAAAGCCTGTAGGCGGCGAAATGGTGACAACAGGCGCAGCGGTGTACCCCGCACCCACGGCGGTCAACACGATGCTTTCGACACTGCCCGAAAACTCTACACTTGCTGCAACACCGCCAGACGGAGCGCTGACGCTGCCCGTAGGAATGGACGTGTAGCCCGACCCACCGTCCGTGATGATTACTTCGTTCAACACACCGAGCGGCGACGCAAACGGAGACGAAGCAATAGGGGCGTCAAACGACGCTACTGCCGCGCCCGCAATGCTGTTGGCCGATGGCGTGTAGTTCCAGAAACGGACACCGCCAAGCCCGTCTTGCAAGTCCGCGACCAGCGCGCCTGCGGTATGGAACAGGAACCACTGGTTGTCGTAGAAGACTGCTGAGTGGTACGTGTACGCTTCCACTGTCGAGAGTGCCAGCTTGTTGGTCGAGAACACCGTGGACGAAGACCCGTTGAAGACTGTCAGTCCTTCCGCAGACTGGTACAACATGCCGAACGGGGTATCCGTGACCAGATGCCCGGTGCCGGGGCGAACGCCGTGCGCTGCGTTGGTCTGCTGCACGACAATGGCGTCGTCAGACGAGCCAAGAAACTGAAACACGCCCGTGGCCGTAAACGCAAACGTGGTGCCAGAAATTGACACAAGCGCCTCGCATACGCCCGGTAGAGAAGCCTCGTTGACCACAGGCCAATAATCGGGCGCACCAAGGATAGACCAACGGATGCTGGCACCGGAAGCACCGAACACGATGCCAGCGCCGGGCTTACCTGTGCTGCTGCCCGCGTGAAGTCGGTTTGAGATAGCGGTCAAAGTGGGACACGGCGAGTGGTCTTCAATGTACTGCCCGCCGCTAGACGGAAAGCCGCCCTGCGCCCACGTGAGTTGCGTGTCGATGTCCAGTTGCGTTTCGTTGCCGGTGGTGTCCACGTTAATTGTCGTGGTCGCCGTGACTCCGTAAACCTCCTTTGCCAAGAAGTAAACGTCTTCGTCTGCACGCGTCCGGTAAATACGGGCACCAATCACGCGGTCGTTCTTAGGGTCAGGCAGCGTAAACTGAATACCTTGGCTGGACAAAGAGATGTCAGCAAAGAACGTCGGGTTGGATTCAATGTCGTCGGAAGTAAAGAACGTAATGGCGTACTTGAACCGACCGCTCAAAGCGCCTGCTGCTTTAGTCAGATTGGTGGGTGGAGCTGGCGGAATAACACCAATACTAGTGGGCGCCTGCGCGTCTGCCGAAATGGCGCGAAGCGGATACGACGAGGCGTTTGTAAAATACGTTACGTCCCCGTCATCCAAATACTGACGATAGAAACCGGCAGGATTAGGAAACGAGAACAAAGAACTTTGGTAGGTGTAGTCGTCCATGAAATACGCCGAGGCAGCAAAGTGCAAAGACTTGCCGGATTGAAACGTAGCGGCTTCTGACGACAGGTATTCGGACGTGAGTGCCGTGCCCAAGTCCTTGATGCTCTTCAACGCACCAGAGCGCAAGTCCACATTGACCGCGACTTGCGCCTCGTTGCGAGCAATCTGACTGGCGGGGAGCCGAGTGTTCAGTCCCCCGCTGAAGTCGTTGTACTCAAGGGAGTAGCCCTTGGGCATGGACTACCTCCAGCGCAGGGACTGGTCTGCTTCCTCGATACCGCGCTTGATGAACTCCTGATACCGAGCAGCAGCCTGCTGGGCCTTGGCGTTGTCGGCTTCATTGGGCGACTCGGACAGCAGGGTCGAGGTAGCGTGCCACACGAGCGCCATGTGGTAGTGCTCGGGAATCGAGGGCGTGTCGAAGTCAGCCACCATATCGGGCGGACGCTTCACGTACCAGACACGAATGCCGCGACTGGCCACCAGCGGGTAGATGGTGATGGCCTCGTAGCCATTGTAGTTGGTGGTCGCGTCCGTGAAGCCGCCCCATTGAATACCGCCCTTACCGCGAATGTAGAACTGCGGGGAGCCCACTGCCGTGCTGCGCCACTGAGGACCAACCAGCACGTCCAGAGCTTCTTCCGAGGTGCGCACAAGAGCCACTGCCGGGGTAGCACCCTTGTCCTCGACACGAAGGATTTCGCCCTGAATGGCGATGCTGTCCTGCGTGATGAGGTTGGCCGTGATAGTTGCGGTCGTGCCGCTGGTAGGCGAAGCGACCGTAGGACTTGGCGCCGAAGTGTAACCCGAACCGGGATTCGTAATGACGACCTGAGTGATCGCGCCGTTCTGTACCACAGCAACTGCGGTAGCTTGAACGCCCGCACCGGGAGCGGGGATTGTTACAGCCGGGGCGGTTGTGTACCCCGATCCCGCGTTCGTAATTGAGATGCTGGCAATCTGCCCGTTGTTGGTTGACGTGACCAGATCGGCAGTACCCTTGGCATCCGTGGTCAGGTCCGTGGATGTGCGGAAAATCTTTGTCTGCCCGTTGAACTCTTCCTGAGCCTCGGACAGCAAGCGGTCGATGAGGAGCGGGTCGAACCGCTCACGCTTGAAGTCACGGGTGTGGATGTACACCCGGTTGCGCAGGGTCTGAAGATTCATCGGACACCCCCAAGAGTGGCACGCGCCATCTCGACGAACTCATTGAACCGAGATTTGTATGCCCCGGCTAGTTCCAACGATACCGTATCTTGGTTCCGCAGCAAAGCCCGATATGCACATCCGTAGGGGAGTGCCTGATGGAACTGCAAGAAAATCTCGGGAATGTCGGCTGGGCCCACAAGCGCAGTTGGAACTACAGGCCCAGAAATCACGATACTGTGCGAGCCTAACAATATAGTAGGCTTACGGTAAATGCCGATCTTGAACAACGCTGCGGACGAGGACGCTGTGGTGTCCGGCGTAAGGTAATACTGGACTGGCGCCTGCCGGTTGTCGCACGAGAACGTCTCGTCACGCCAAGTCGGACCAACCGTAGCGTCTAGCTGCTTCTCGGTCGTAGGGTACAGCGTGCGCGTAAACACAGGCGACGAGCCGCTTACAAAGTAAACGGTGTCCAGCGGACCAACGAGTCCGGGTGTCGTAGTCGTGTATTCCGCAACGTTGTTTATCAGGCTGATTGTGATCTTCTTGGTGACGATGCCCGTGGTAACAGCAAACTCGTACTGAGCGTCATTGAGGTAGCTGAGAAGATCGGCATCTGTCCAACGCGTGCTTGCCGTGTCGTCCAGCAGATTCCGCGCTTCAGTGCGCAGGTCCCCCATCGTGGCCATTAGAAGTAGTACCCCATAGACGTGAACAGGGATCGTCCCCGTCCTGTCTTGACCCACGCAGCGGTCTTGGCGACCATATCATCGTAGCGCTTGCGGTACAGCACGCTCATGTCCGTGTACGCCTGCTGACGCTCGCCAGCGAACGGAATGGCCAATACCAGTGCCTCAGCCGTGGCCCAGTTTGAAAGCGCGTCTTCGGCGTCGTCAGGCACGGCCATGGCCGAGTCATCCGTAGTCATCTGGCCCTTGGTAATCATCGAATACGCCACGCGCAGACCATCGGCCTTGTCGCCGTTCGGCGTCGGATACAACCACATCGAATCGTTGGTAGGCAGCGGGGAGGTCGGGCTGAAGTCGCGCAGGTAGAACAAGGGCAAGGCGCCCGTCGTGTTCCGCCAGTTGTAGTCGATGTTGTCAAGCTGCGTGAGCGTGACGGGCGCAATGGGGTAGCCGTCTCGGTTGGCGTCGTAAATTTTGACGCTCTGCACCCGATACACACGATAGCCGGGCGGGGGCTTGATCTGGTAAATCCGCTGGTTGGCGTTGATGTCCGCGACATATGCGCCTTGCAGAATCTCGGTGTCGCGCGTGAACGTGTCTTGAGCCTCGTTGATGAGGTGGTTCAGTTCAAGCGGTTCCCAAGCCTTCTGCGAGTAGTCACGCAGGCGCATCTGCACCTTACGACGCAGTTCCCCTAGCGTGAACATACCTTGCTTCCTCCGCCCCCGTTGTTACGAAACCGCAACTTTCTTGGGCCTGCCGCGATTCGGTGCCGGTTTCTTCGGCGCGTCTTCTTCGGCAACAACTTGCTCGACCACCACGTCCGGCGCAGGCACGTCAGCGGTATCCGCTTCCGCCTCTGCGACACTTCCCCGTGCAGGAACATCGGGAGCCCCTTCCCAGACCATCTCGTAATCCAACGGGTACGCCATCACGAGCTTGCGCGCGGTGAGCAGGTCCACGTCCAGCGGCACGTAGCGCTCGAAATGGATGCCCATCCGGTCGATCCAGTTACGGCGGCCGACGTACACCATCCGCTTCTTGCGGCCCATCGGATTCACAGGAACACCACCTGAACCGTAACGCCAGCGCTGGGGTAGATTACGATGTCCGTCTGCGTGGCGTACTGACTGCCGTCGAGGGCAATCACAGTCGGCATCGTCTTGTGAATGTACAGGCCCGTATCACCGCTCGCGCCTTTAAGCAGCAGCGTGACAGTGTTGTTTACAGGGGGCACGATAATCGCCGCCGTGCAATTCCCGCCGTTAGGCAGCGTGATGCTGTTGTTGGTCGTGGCCGTAAGCGCGACGGACTTGGCCTCGTACTGGGCATCGGTCGTAGTGATAGCCCCCGGCAGTACGCTCATGGCGCCCGAGTCGAGGCCCATCACGGCCCCGGCGATATTGACGATTGCAGTAGCCATTAGCCGCCCACGATGACGTAGGCCGTGAACTGGGCCTGCGGAGAGCCTGTGACCGTAGCAACCACACGAAGCCAGCCAGACAGCGGCCCTTGGAACCGGGCACCCGTCTGCAACGCCGCGTTAGCCGTGATCTCTACCGTGGCATCCAGCGGAACCGTCAGCCACGGACCCGACGACGTGCGCCCAGTTTGCACAGTAAACGTGAACTTGTTGCTTGCGTTGTTGCCGGAGCCTGCTGCTGTCTGTTCAACCAGAAGCAATCCATTTTCCAGCCATCCCAAGTAAACATCCAAGCCGTTGACATCATGGGTGACGCTAATCTGGGTTGCCGCTCCAGTCTGGGTGGTCGTGTAGTACCCCACGCCCGCAGACGCGGCAGGTATGCCGGTGAACGTGAACGTTGAGAAAATCGGACGAGGCATTTCAGGGTCTCCTTGGAACAATACTAAGGGAGGAGGCTACAGATTGTAACCCCCTCCCCCAGTTTGCTTGCCTTAGCCGTGGACGAGAGCGATTGCCGAAGCAATCGTCGCCGTCTTGGCACCTGCGCCCGTAGCGAGGTAACGGATGCGGACGTACTGAGGCAGAGGCCCCGGCACGCTGACCGCAATCTTCACCGCCGCATTGGAGCCCATGGTGTAGCTGATAGCACCGGCAGCGCCGCCGCTGGGACCAGTCGAGGTGCTGGAAGCAGGGGTGGCCTGCAACACGGGCATCACGAACCAGTCCGCACCGTCGGCACCAGCAGCAAGCTGGTCAGCGTTGGCAAAGCTGCCTTCCACCGACACGTTCAGCGAGTCACCGTTAGTGACAGCCGACGTGGTGATTTCGAGCAACATCCCGCCGAAGTTGCCGATCACGCCCCCTTGAATAGGAAGGGCCTGCTTGGCAAGATTCACCGGGGTGGTCAGCGCCGCCGTCGAAGTGACGGACAGCGCCGAACCGAGCGACACCTGCTTGGTGATCGACGAAGAAGGAACATTAGCCATTGACTAACCCTCCTTAGTACGCCGACGCAGGCAGGGGATCGCCGTCCGCAGCGGGTTCGATGCCGTCGAGGGTGACGTTGCTGAGGACAACGAAGCCCTTGACGCATCCGGCAGTAGCAGCGGAAGCGGCAGCCACGAACACGAAGTCCAAGGTGTCGTCAACCGAGTAGTACTTGCCGTTGGCGAACGCTTCGCCCGCAGTGCGGGACGAAGTGGTAGCGGTGTCAATGGTCTGAAGCACCGTGTCGGTGGTATTCAGGTAGCCATTGCCGTCCGCACCGTCGCCGACCTTGAGGCTCGCATTGGCGCCCCCAGTGGTGAACGCCTCGGACACGAAGGTACAAACTTCGTGCACGAAGGTTCCCGCTGCAACCGGAATGGTGAAGGTCTGGGAAGGCAGCGCGTTGGTGCCGTCAGCCGACCACTTGATCTGGAAGTGAACGATGGAAGGCGTGCGCTGCTGGGCGAAGTTCTCGGGCATATCCAAGAAAATCGCAGCAGGGCCGAGGTAGGTAGGCATTGTAAGTGGTTCCTCCTATTACCGAACGTAGTGATCGACGGCGAGCGCGTTGCGGCGCGAACCGTTGAAGTACGTGGGGGCCATACCGAGGAAAGCGCTAATCGAGACAACCTTGCGGCGCCCGGCGTTGTCCTCAGAACCCTCCCACCAAGTCCAGTCGTCCTTCTTGGCGAGGTGCAGAGCGTCCTGTCCGAGAACAAGGGCGCGTGACACGTTCGTCAGCGGCCTCAGCATCTTGGGGTAGGGGCGGACATAGAACATGCCGAACTTGCCGATGACGCCGGTAAGCAGCGGATTGCTCTTGTTGTAGGAGTTCGCACGCTGAGCCTGAACGAAGTCAGGATCATACAGAAGCTGCTCCACGCCTTGATTGCTGCACATCAACATGAAGCAATCCTCGCCATCAATCTGGAGCGGCTGCATAGGAATATCCAGCGTTTCCATAGCGACGGTCTGGAGCTTCGTGAGAAGCTGCGCAGTCAGCACGTCGTCCGAACCGACGGTGGCGTCCGAAGTCGCGTCACCGGCATAGACGATGTGGTTGCTGTCGAACGCCTGAATCGGATTGCCGAAACAAGCCGACTCGGTGTTCGTCGAAGCAGAACCCTGTCCCCAGTTGCTAAGGGTGTTCCCGTAGTACGTGGTCAGACCACTCAGGGACAGGATGATGCCCTCTTCGACCTTACGGGCAGCCCACTCGGCCAGCTTGAGCCGGAACTCCTTGCGGAAGTTCAGGAGCGTGCGCTGCTCCGAGAGAGGGCCCGAGGTGCGAAGCTGCTGGGCGATGGGCTGAATGTACAAGTCCATGGCGAACGTGTTCAGGTCAGCACCGGTGTCGCGCAGAAGGGCGTCGCCCTCAACACCACGACCGTTCACACGGGCGGTGTTGGCGATGGTCACGCGATCACCAGCCGAAGACTGGAACTCGCTATGAACCTTGATGGTTCCCTGAGCCTTGGTGGCATCGGGAGCCTTGTTCTTCATGCCGCCGTCCATGCTGTACATCAGCGGGGCGAAGACCTGCATCTTTTCAGCGTCGCGAACAACCAGTTCGCTCCACTGCCTGACCCTCAACGGATCGTTATCGCCGAAGACCCATGCCATAAGGCGTTACCTCCAGTAAGTGGGTTACTCGAAAGCAGCCGCCTCAAGCTCCGCGTCCGACATCTGCCTGTAGTCCTTAGAACCCTTGCCGGTGTTGGTCGCGTTGCTACTGAGGGAAGCCACTGACCTCGGCCCCTTGACGGGACCACGAGACTTGCTCAACAACTCCTGAAGCACTTCTTTGCGAATCTGCTCACGCAGCTTGTTCGCATGCTTGCTGGCGTAATCTGGATTCATCGTGATCTGCTGGTTGCGCGCCAGTTGCAGCGCGAAACGAGCAGGGTCAGGATCGCTCAAGATACGGTCCATCAAGCCGGGTGTTCCGTTGACGAGCTTGGCAAACGGGTGATCCGCGTCCTTGAGATTGACCAGTTCGTAGTATTCCTCAAGCTCGCCAGACTGCTTCAGACCTTCTTCCGACCTGCGGATGTCCATGGCAACTTGCCGCTGGCGCAGGTTTTCGATTTCTTGGCGATACTGGCGGTCGCGCTTTTCGAGTTCGTACTTGACGTAGTTCTCGGGATCGAGAAACGCGTCAGGTGCCTCCTCGACTGCTTCCGGTTCGGGTTCTGGTTCCTGTGCGCGCCTCTGGTTCTGCGAAAGCAGTTCCGTCAGTTGGCGAACAGTAGCCTCGGCATCACGCCGACGATCCCGCTCCTTCTGCAACGCGACGTTGAGGTTTCCTCGCTTCTGCCCCGGTTCGTCCGCAGCATCGGCTTGGTCGTCCTCTTGGACGTAATCCTCGTTCTGAGTGGTCTTGGATGCTTCGGGTGCTGATTCCGAAGTATTGGCAGCGGGGTCATCTTTGGCCAAGTCGTTGGCGAGGCGTTCGATGTCCTCGTCAGACAGATTGCTCAGGTCGAGTTCGTTGTCCATGGTTCCCTCATTGACGTAGCAGGCACGATACGGTGGTTAGGCCACCGACCTGTCCTACGTCTACCCGAAAACTAACGGACAGTCAAGTTAGAGAATGAATCTTCCCATCGCCCACACGCGGGGGTCGCGCACAATGGTTGCGCACTGCGCAGGCGTCTTGATGAATCCCGCCTTGACGAACGCCTGCCACAGAGCGGCGGCATGTTTCATCGCCTCGGTCTTGGAAGCGTAGCCAAGCTCTTCCCATCCAGTCAGACTATCGTTCAGTTCTGGCACACTTTTAATTTCCATAGGCTCCTCTAATCGCCCATCATCGTAGCAGGGTCAAGCAGTCCCTGCAATACGGCGGGCGACGTGTTGACCGCCTCTGAAACCGGGTTCTTTGCACCGGGCGGTAAGAAAGTCTGCGGACCAACGGCAGACATATCCTGTGCAGCCAAATCCGCCTGCGCCTGCGCCATCTTCATCTGCTGCGCCTGCTGCGCCTGTTGGACCATGGCCTGACCTGCCTGCTGAACAAGGCCCATGATGCGCGTCTTGTTGGGAATATCGCCAACCATAAGCGCCGCTTGGTGCATCGTCTGACGCATAATCGGGTCCGGTTCGGCCTCGGCCATGCGCGTAAGCATCTCGAAAGCGCGGTCGCGTTGCGTCGGCGTCCAAGGAGCTTCTTCGACGATAAGGTCGAACCGCGCCTGCGTGATGTCGTTCAGCACGCGCTTGTTGCCCATCTCGTCCATCTGCGCAGCGTTGATGTTGATGAACTTCTCGCCCTCGATGTCGTCCGTAATGCGGACCAGCCACTCGTCCGTGTGCGCTTGCTGGATAAGCTGCAAGACGATCTCGCCCAGCAGCTTATGCGCGATATGCAGGTTCTTTTCTTTCGGACGCTGAATCGTCGCGCCCTGAATCATCGTGATCTGCTTGGCCTTGCCTGAACGAGACGACGAGTCGAAACCCATCAGATCGTCGTTGATTCCCGACACCGACTGGATTTCCTGCTTGGCCTCGTTCATTAACTGGAACTGGCCAGAAGCCTGTCCGGGGCGGGGCAGCATTTCGATGTCGCCAGAATCCCCGATCCATACGGCGTCGGGCCTAGCCGCCTTGATCTGGACCTCTTCCATCGAGAGGTTGGTCTGGGCAAATGCCTTCTGGCTAATGCGCACGCTGTTCGAGATAAGTTCCCACAGCAGGCGCGAACGACGATGGTTGATCTCGCGCTGCGGGTCTTTCAGCATCTCGACCATCGACAACGGATCGCCGTGACGATCGCGCTTGTGCCAGACCGGCACAAACGGGAACTTGTTGTGCGTGTAAGGCGAATCCTCGTTCACCAGCATCACGTCGCCGGTAAACACGTAATACCGCATGAACGGTACAGGCGCGACATAGAACCGCTTGATGCTGGGGTCAAACAGGGTCTGTAGCTCGTCCTGCTTGTCGAGATCAAGAATCTGCACCCAGCCGTTCTTGTGCTCGACAATCACAGATTCCTTGGTGCTCTTCTCCCAGAACTCGTGGACGTAAATCATTTCGGACTCGCGGTCGTAGTCCTCCTTGTACGCCTCGTTGTAGTCCAGCGAGTCCCACAGGCTGGGCGGAGGAACGATGTCAATCGGACCCTCGTAGATCTTGTACGAACCCTCGTCCATGTATGAGGAGTCCTCGTACGCTACGTACTCGACGCCCTCACCATAGCCGCTCTTGACCTTACGCTTCAGTTTTGGATACGCCCGCATGGCGTCTTCAATGTCCACCTTGCGTGACCAAACCATGAACCGCGCGTCGGACAAGTCCTTCTGCTTGGCCTGTGGATCGTAGCGAATCTCGCGAGGATCGACGCCGATTACCTGCACAGGCTCGCTTCGCGGGTCCGGGTCACGGATAAAGAAGCCAGCGGCCAGCCAGCCAACGCCGTAGGTCAGGCTGAACTTGTACGCCTCGATCACCTTGTCGAACACGTCGTTCTGGATGCTGATGGTCTTGAGCGCAGCAGTTGCTGCCTCGGCCACGCCGTCGTCCTGCATGCCCACGGGCTTTGCCACCCAGTCGATGGGCTGCGTAACTTGAAGGCCCACCACAAGGTCGATGGTGGGCGCAATGCGGTTGATGGTGACGGGGGCTTGCCTGCGGCCTTCCAGCACGCGCTTGTCGCCCTCGCGCCACTGGTCGCCGTCGTAGTAGGCCATGCCTTCTTCGGCGCGCTTCCGCCAGCGGTCGTCTGCATGCTTGGCCTGTCGCAGCAACTTCTGAAGCCGCTCGATGGTCTTCTTGTCGGACTCGCCGCGCTTGCGGTTGGCGGTCTGCATCATCAACGCAAGCTGAACGTCCGGCGCGTTGAGGTCCGCTCCCTTCTCTGTCAGCAGTTCTTCTTCGTCCATCAGTAGCTCATCCAACTCGCGCTGCGCTCACTGTCCCGCTTGAGCCAAGGCAAGGTTTCTTTCGCTTGCTGGGGTGCCAGTGGCCTGCTGAACAAGAGATACCTTAACGCATCCAAGGCGTGGTCTTCCATTTTTGTGTCCACATCTTCTGGATTTGTTTTGGCTTGCAGGATTTCGATGAACTGGCGGATAAGGTTTGGGCACTCCTTGCTTATCATCACGCCGGGCAATTCGCCGTCGGACATCGGCTCAAGCCTCTTGTGAACTTGGTGCCAGCCTTGTACCCGAGACTTATCCGCCTTATCCCAAACAACACCGTAGGACGCAAACTCTTCGCCGACCGACGGCCCACTGGAACCCCGGTTGTCCCACACATGGTCGCCCACCCGGTAGTTGATGTGCTCGTCGAACGCCTGCTCGATTTCCAGCATTGTCTGCGCAACCTGTCCTGCCGTGCGCTGCTTGTCGTATAGCTCGCGGTAAATCCAGATTCGTCCGTCAAAATCCACGGCACCCCACAACACGCAGAACGGGGACGAGTAGCCCCAGTCCATTCCGGTAATAAGCTGGCCGCTGTCGGTGGGGTCAATCTCCTCTGGGTCATAGACGTGATACGCCGGGTCGAACGTCGTGAAGAATCGGTCCACGCCGACCGACCACGCTTCTTCCGCCGTGTTCGGATACTCAGCCCGGTACGAGCGGGGCAGCGCCTTCTTGGTGGCCTCATACCAGTCCATGTCCCTGCGCGGGTCCGTATCCCACGACAAGAACACGCGCGTAAAACCGTTGTCTGGCGCACCCTTCCACAAATCGTGGAACAGCGTGCCCGGTTTGGCCGTAGAAATCCCGATGACCTGACCGCCTGTCGGGCGGTTGATAGTGGGATACGCGGCCTGCCAGATTTCGTAAGCCCACTGCTGCAACGCCCATTCGTCAATGAGCACCATGTTGGCGGTGAACGAACGGCCTGAGTCTTTCGCTGCCGCTTCTGCCAAGAATCGCGACGGAGCCTTGCCTTCGCCGTGGTGAATCTTGAGATTTAGCGTCTGGTCCTCCCACGTCGGCCCTGCCCAATCCTTCGGGGCGTCCTTGTAGTAGCGAATCAGCCACTTTGGCGAGCGTTCCAATACAAACGTCAGGCGTCGCACGAGTTCCTTGGCCTCGTCCTCGCCCTTCGACAGACCGACGACGGTGTAGCCCACGTTGAAGATCATCTTCCACAACACGTACGCCAATGCCAGCCACGTGAGGCCAAGCTGACGGGCCTTCAGCACAATCATCAGTCGATTCGTCTGGAACGCACGCAGGGCGTCTTTCTGTCCGTCCCACAACTCGAACGTGGTTTCTGCCCCAATACTATCCACGTCCTCAATACGGACACACAAATCAATGAAAGCAAAGACAGACTTGCGGCAAACAGCCCGTCTACGTGCAACTTCCTTAGCCCTTGCGAATGCTTGCGCGTCAACTGATGTCTGTGACATCAATCACCTCGTACTTGGCCAAGTCCGCAGGATTATCCAGCGCGGCCAAGTCGTCGTCCGACAATCCGGTCAGGCGCTGCGCGATGATCGTGTGCGTGCTGGTGATTTCCTGCTGTATTTCCTGCGGGGGCCTGCCGAATCCACGGTCAGCCAGTTCCTTTGCCGCTTGCATCCGAATCTGCAACTCCTGATTCTCGTCGTTCAGGATGCGCAGCCAGAACTCGACCATCTGCCAACCCTCGCCCGTCATCCCTTGGATGATCTTGGCCAGCCGGGCACCGGGCTTGCGCATCCCTGCCGGAATCTCGTACGCCTTCATCGCCATCTCGGGCGGAAGCTCGGCCAGTACGCGCCGCACGGCGTTCTGCTCCTGCGGGGACATCTTGTCGATGAGCTTGTTGCCGTCCGTCAGCCGCTTCGGCACGTCGTCGAACTCGTCAATGTGCTTCTTGCGCCAGCGCGTAGGCTCCATCACATCTTCACCCGCTCGAAGTAGTTGAGGTACTGGGCGTGCACCAGCTTGCTGAAGCTGTCCGCCATCTTCTGCACCTGAGCCGGGGTGAACGGGCCTCCCTGCGTGGGCACCCGAAGCGACCGACTCTTGCCGCCGATGTTCATTCGCATGCTGCTGGTCAAACCATAGCGCAGCATGGTGCGGTTGAACAGTATCTCGTTGCCCGGTGCAAAGCCACGCGTCTTGGCCCATATCTGGTACGCCTGCCACAAGTCCTCGACATAGCACGGCTCGTAGGGACACAGGGTGTTGCCCTCCCGCCACGCCAAAAGGAACGTCTCCTGCGGCGTACGGGACATGTCGATGAGCACGTCCTTGGCTGTCGTCTTGGGCGGCTTGGCCGACACGCCGCGATACCCGCGCAAATCGTACGCCATCAAGTAGTCGTAGAACGCTTGCGTTCCCGGCCCGTCAATTTCGGCAAATAGCTTGTCGTAGTAATCGGGACCGTTCGGCCCCTTGGTTTCCACAATTGCATAACGCCGGTCCTCAGCAGAAGGCATAACAGGCTGCATCTCGTTGGACAGGAACACCAGATTGGCATGGTTCTCCTCCATCCGTATCGGCACAAACTTTTCTTCAATCGTGAACAGGTCATCCGTAATCATCGACTTCAGCCGGTTCTTTACCAGCTTGCGCTCGACAATCGACGACGACACCTCGTTGCACACGATATACAGCTTCCGCGACAACCAGCCGGTGTACTTCGACTCCAACTCGGTCTGCCCGATCTGGATGCCGTAATGATGCCCGTACACGCGCATCATCACCTTCTCGAAGATCGCCGACTTGCCCGAGCCTTCCGGCCCCTGAAAGACATACGCGTAGCCGAGCTTGGCCCCGACGTTCTGCAACGGGTAGGCCAGCCAGCACGTCAGGTCGTGCGTCAGGTCCGCATCCCCGCCGCACAGGTAGTACAGGTGCGC